GAAGGCTTTATTTTAAAGGCTGAGAAACAAGAGCCAAAAGAACTTCTTGATTCTTTAGACGCCAAAGGCAGAAAAAGATTAAAGAAAACTCTTCAAGCGGCGGAACCAACAGAATTTTTTGGTCAAGACTTCACTAAATTAGGTGAACTTATTGAGACTCTTAGAGAATTAGAACTAATTAAATCAGATAAGAAGTTAAATAAGAAAATGAAGTCAATGGATGAAAGGAATATTGATATAGTCGCCACCGCTACGAAACTTCGTAAGGAGTATGAATTACTCTACCGTCAATTGAGAGATTTGGTTTATCCTACTGGAAAAACGGAGGAAAAGAAATGAGTGAAGAAAATTCAATCAATGAAGATGTTCTTGAGATTATTAAGGCTTTGACCGCAAAGGTCGAAGCATTAGAAAAAACAATTTATGCTAAGGATAGTCTGTTGATGAAAGCAGGCTATGTTGTATCAAATAGTCCTACTCCCGCTATGGAATCTGTTATTGGCGGAGAGTCTGTATTAGGAAAGAATGTTGGAGATATGGAGTGGTCTGACATTCACAAAATGGTTAAAGGAATGGAGTGAGTAATATGCCAGAAAGAGTAACGAGAGAAGAAAGAATTGTTTCTATGGTCATTGAAAAGGCAAGAGAAGCAAAAGAACTTCTGTATCTATCCCTAAATGATAATAATAGAAACCCGATGCCTGATGAAAGTGAAGCCGTTAAACTAAAGCGTCCTTCTGCTGAAACTCCTAAAAACTTAATTCCTGAAAAAACAGAAAGGGATGGCCCTGCTCAGATGGGATATGGCCTTGGTGGTCAAATGACTGAATTTGCGAAGGCTATGACCATTCTTAAAGAATTAATTAAGAAAGAAGAGAGCAATCCTTTCCTTGATAGAGAATCTAATAAGAGAAGAATGGAAAGTCTTGAGGCTGATTTAGAAGCAACAAATAAAGAAATGGATAAACTTCTTGCTGACCTTCGTGCTGGTAGAGTAGACCAAAATAGATTTACTACCAGAATGAGTCGATTAATCGGTATGTTAGAACAATTTATTTCTACCTCCCCATTTCAAGGTGAGGGTGGGACAGTCTTAAGACCACCAAATAGATACCGCTAAATAGGTGGTATCAATGAAACTTGGGTCTATTGAGAAAGACAAGCAACCTTCTGTTGAATTGCTTCGTCTTTTTGAAAAGACGAGAGTTGCATATTTATCTGCTAATGAAGACCCTGATGAATACGGGGGTCGTTGGCGTAAAACAGTTGATATGATTAAAGATTCATATGAAGAGTTAGATGCTGCTGGTAAAGAATTAAAAAACTTTATTGAAGAGAAAGATTTAGATGCCAAAGAAGTAAAAGACCCTAAATCTCCTCAAGCAAGGGAACTTTACAAGAAAATAAAATTAATTCGCTATACTTCATCGCTGGTGGCCGACCCTTTCGCCGCATCATTTGGTGATGGAGTCTTGGAAGAATTGATGAATAACCCTGAATCAATGGTTAAATTTGTCCACTATGCTTTAAGGGAAGACGATAAAACACTTTCTGAAGAAGTTTTGAGCATTAAAGATATGGAGCCTGACCGAATTACGGCAGGGCTTCAAGGACTTGACCTACAAGTGGACGATGTGGCCCTCTACATTACGGAGCATTACGGAGATGGAAAAGACTCAAAGAAGGTTGAATCTAAAGTAAAGGCTGCTATGGATATGTTAGAACTAATTATGTTATCACAAAATACAAAGGAAGAATTACAGGACCTTAAGGAAATTGATATGAAAAAGGAAGAAAAGAAGTCTTCTGAGAAAAAAGCAGTAAGCGACTTTATTATTCCAAACAAGCCCATGTATAGAATTTTTGAAATTGATGACATTAATGAGTTAAGAGGATTTAGTGGTAATTGGTATATTCAAGAAAAATATGATGGTATGAGAGTTCAATTACATAAGATTGATAACAACATCAAAGTCTTTTCTTACAATGAAAAGGACATTACTGATAAATGTAAAGAACAGGTAGAAGAACTTAAGAAAAAAGAATATGGTGATTGTATTCTTGATGCTGAACTTATTTTATTTGATGGTGATGAACCTCTACATCGTGCAGATACTATTGCTCATGTGTTTAAAAATAAATACAAGGATGCAAAGTTAAGATGTCATGTTTTTGACATTATGCGACACGAATCTCAAAATATGATGGAAGAAGAATTAGAAGTGAGAATGACGACGTTATTTAACAACTATTCTGCTAAATCATCTGATGCTATAGATTATCCTTCAAAGAAAGATACTCGCCAAGCAGACAGTTTAAAAGACCTAAAAGAATATGCTGAACAAATTATGGAAATACCTACTTCTGAAGGAGTTGTAATCAAAGACGCAACCTCTACTTATTATATTGGAACAAAAAAGAACCCAAAGTGGATTAAGTTAAAGAAGTTTGTTGATTTAGATGTTATTGTTTTAGACAAATCTAAAACAAAATCTAAGTTATATTCCTACACAGTAGGGGTTGGTCCAATTAATGAAGAAATGCCAAATCTTCAAGAAATAGAAGGTAGAATGTATTTAAATGTAGGAAAGGCATTGAATACAAAAATTTCTGTTGATGTTGGGGATATTATTCGAGTAAAAGTAGATGAAGTTAAAAAGAAAGGAGAAGGATATAGTTTATTCTCTGCAAAAGTAATTGAAATTCCAGAAGTTGAGCATCCTGATAAATTAGTTACTTTAGAATTATTATCTCAAGATACTAAAAAATCATTAAATTATAATGTTGAAGCCTTTACTAAAGGCGTTAAAATTACAGACCACATTCACGGTGAAGCAAACGCTATCATCAAGTATGATATGAATGGATTCACTATTTATGGTTTTGAAGAAAATAATTTAATGTCAAAGAACGCTTTACAAGATATTGACCTTTGGAAGACACAGGCAGAAGAAATTATGAAAACCAAGCAAGGAAAACTTACTGTTTCCATTGTAAATTATCTGCAAGAAAAAGGGGATAGAAGTGTAAAAGATGTTCATGATTTTTTGATGCAGAATATGAAAGAAACCTATGAGGACATTTTAGACTCTAAGCAATCTAAATTAGGCAGTTGGGCTCAAGAGAGAGAACACCTTTCTATGGTTAATGGAAAATTACACGCAGACCCAGATGTAATTCTACAGAATGAAGAAATCATAAAGCAATACAAAACACCAAAAGAATATCAAGAGGGCGAATTTAAAATTTATTCTAGAGAAGATAGTAGAGTCCATTTAAGTATTAAAGTTGAAGATGAAATAATGCATTGGACTATTGATTTAGAAAACGAAGAGGAACTCTTTGATTTATTCGGGGCGGCTGGTAAATATCCAGCAGAAGTTTCAAAGAATGTTGAGAGAGGAAAAATCATTGATTCTGGTAAAATTAAACTTGGTGTTCAAAAGGACGGCTATCATGAATATTTCTTAGAAGGCAATAAATTTGAAACTAAATTACACATTAGAGTCATTCCTGTCAAGGGAGAGAGAATGTGGCTTGCTTGGACAGGATATAAGCAAAAGCCCGCAGATACGGATTCAGACACAGGAAAGTGGAATATCTACGAGGATAGGTATAATAAGTTATCCATTCCTACTGAGGAATAGGTGTTCTTTATATACTGCAATCGAATAAGAAGGGTTGAGAAGAATGACTTCTGCGGTGATGAGGAACAACACTCACGATTTTAGGATTCTCAAAAGTCAAGACGATTTAATGATTGGAGGATATGCAAGCATTGAAATCGTTGATAAACAAAATGATTTAATCACACTCAAAGCCCTTAAAGAAGCGGTTAGTAAATACATGGAGAACCCAAAGTTTAGAAATGTAATGACAAACCATTCAAATGTTCAAGTCGGAGAAGTAGTAGAATCATACCGAGATAAATCAGGAAAATTATTCAAAACTGAAGTAGATGATGTCGGGTTCTTTGTAGTTATCAAATTAAGAGATGATATTGAAAAAGCAAAGGAAATTAATAGAGGAATTAGAAAAGGTTCGCTTAGGTCATTTAGTATTGGAGGACAGGCTTTACAAAAAACAAAAAGAACCAATCCAGAATTAGGTGAATTTAACGAAATTAGCAAACTTGAATTACATGAAGTTACTATCTGTGAAAAAGGAATTAATCCCGAAGCAAAGTTTGATATTCTTAAACAAGAAAAAAAGGTGAAAAATATGAGCAAAATTGAAAAGGCTTTAGAAGAACTGGACGCACTTATGGCAGAGGTTAATACTCTGCGTAAGGAAGAAATGGACGAAAAGATGAAAGATGAGGAAGAAAAGATGATGTCTGAGAAACTCATGGATGAGAAAATGGAGGACGAAGATGAAAAGATGATGTCCGAAAAACTCATGGATGAGAAGATGGAAGACGAGAAGATGAAGGATGAAGAAATGAAAGCCTATCTTCCAACTCTTGACGGTGCTGGTGTTGAAATCGGAGAACCCGCAGATAGAATCATCATTGACAATGGCCGACCAAAGCCTTCCGACCTTCCTGTTGTTAAGGCTTTTAACAACAATGAGTTAGAAACTCTTGATTTGAGCGTTGCTAACATCGAGAAGGCTTACGATGCTTTCCGCCAAGAACAACTTGAAAAGTTAGCCTACGACAACCTCCAAAAGCAATTTGAGGCTCGCTTTGCGGCTGAAACTTCTCAAAGAGAGAGTATTCTCGCAAAGTCGCAATATGATGCGGCTTCCGAAATTGCTTCTCTTAAGAATGAATTTGCTTCTCTCCGAAAGTCTTTGACGGCTGAGAAGAATCAAATCATCAAGGCTCAAGAAGAAGCCCAAATTACGCTCCCATCTATGGAAGAACTGGCCGAAATGGATTGGTCAG